CAAGAACTGGTCATCGGCGCCGTCAGTCAAATCTCTACTCTTCTTAACCATTACTGCTCCTCCTTAGCGAGCATTTCTTCAACATACTGCTTGGGCGTGATGCCAAGTCTATTGCAAAGGTCGATTTGACTTTGCTTAAGCTTGATGACCTTCTTCTTGCCCTGGCCCTTTTTGGAGCCAGCGCCACCACCAAGGCCAGGGGCAGCGCGAGATTCGGAGCGGCGAGGCTTCGGAGTCTCTTCCACTTCCTCATCTTCCACGTCTTCGTCCTCCCGATCCTCAAATTCGTCTGGGAACATCTTCCGCATCCTGGAGTCGATGGCGTCGTAATATTCCTGGGAGTCAACAACGACCCCTTTCCTGATGAGCTTTTGGTGCAGGCCGTAGACATAGCCTGTCATCTCTTCATCCTTGTGGAACCAGCCGGCATTCGCCTTGGCCCACTTCTTGCGAGCAGCCGGCCAGCTGCTCTGATCGTTCGGATCAGGCTGGTCTTCGTTCTCGCTTTGTTCTCCCAAACGCTTTTCGGTGTGGAGCGTGTTATCCAACGCTGTCCGCGTTGTCGCGATCTTCTCGCTAATCTCAGCGATCTTCTCGCCATCGCCAGTCTCGACAGCCGCGGCCATCTGCTTCTTGAGATCGCCAAGGTCCGTCTCGAGCTTCACCTTATTGGTGCCGACAACTGACTTGGCGGCTCCCTGAAGCTGCTGACGCATCTTCTGGATAACACTGGTCGCTTCATTCAATTGCCGCTCGGCATCTTCTCTAGCACGGCGTTGGTCATGCTTTTGACGAGTAAGCGTCTTGATCCGCTTAGCAGCGCCAGCGGAATAATTCTTTAACTCCTCATCCTCGATTTCGTCATCATCATCGTCATCAGCCGCAGCCTTGGTTCGGCCGCGGTCTTCCTCCGGAGTATCGTCCTCGATATCAATCTCGAAGTCGTCTTCCAGTTCAATTTCGTCGTCTTTGAGTTTCTCAGCGCTCATTATGCAATCCTCTTGATATTGCTCGGGTCTTCAACTGTCCCGTCAACGGTATCATCGTTGATAAAGCGGAACTCTTTGTCGTGCAGCACCACGCGCGTACCCGAGTATGGGCGCATGATGATGAAGTCTCCTGGTTGGCAATAAGCCCCGCCAGGAAAGCGGGCCTTGTCCTGGTAGCAGGACTCGCCAAGGGCAACGACATAGCCGACAGGCGATGCCATCTCCTCGCGTTGGACATACTCATCAGGGAGTTCGATGCCGCCCTTGGTACGCTTTGCGTAGTCGGGCATCGCAACAAGAATCTTCCAGCCTTCAGGCTTAAGAGTGAAGTCTTCTCGGCTTGTGACCGCTTCTACTGACTTGATAAAGTCTTCCCGGCTGGGAAGCATGTAATTACTACTCATCGATATCTTCTTCCTCTTGCTCTTCTTTGGCGAGCGCTTGAATAGTTTGATCAACCCAATCTAGTGAGTTGATGTAACCTTGTGAATACCTAACGCCACCTAAGTCGATATCAGGATCTAGCAGGCTTTGGCCGTGGTTTTCCCGAAGTTCCCGACTTAGCTTTTGCAGTTCTCTCAGCACTTTCTCTGCGTTCATTTCGATCCTCAATTGAATGCATACTGTTCAGCGCGAGACCAAGGGCATCCAGCATCGTCTTTGACGATGCCATACGCTCATTCATCTCCGCGGTAGCCTTGCTGTCTTCGGCGCCCTGTTCGGCCTGACGGGCCTTGAGCATAAGCTCAAAGGCATCAAGCGTTAGCTGGGCCTGGGCGATACGGCCTTCCAGCATCTCTTTCTGAGCCAAGATTTGAGTCTTCTTGGCATCATCAGCACTCTTCATCTGCGCCGTCATCAACTTCACCTGAGAATCCATGCGCTTGATCTCAAGCTCCGCTTGGCGGAGTTGCATCATCGGGTCCTGGGCAGCTTGCTGATTGATCTGAGCTTGAACCTCAGCGGTGTTACGCTGAAGCACTCGGTCTGCCGCTTCCGCGGAGACACGAGCGAGAACAGCTTCGTACTCAGGATCAATAGTCTGCCCTGGCGCCGGCAGGGTGATGCCAAGCTCCTGCTGCATCTTGTTGCGATAAGCCATCGCAACGTGCTCTTGGATGTGAGCCATGGCAGAAGCCTGTACCGCTGCGGCATTTGGGCTTTGTCCAATGATCTGCTGCATAAGCGGGTCCTGCATCGCGGCCATGTGAACACGAATGTGAGCCTCGTGATCTTGCTCAAGGTGCGCCTTGACCGGGCGCATCATCAGGATGTTCATGTTCTCCTGCACCGGGTCGATGGGCTCGAATTCATCAGGCAGCGGGACGATCTTCTCAGCGTTCGGAATTTCCATCGTCTCTACAATAGAGCGATGAAGCAGAGCCATGTCGTAGTGCTGCGGCTGCTTGGACGCCAACGTTTCAACAGCCGTCAGACGCATAATGCGCTGGCTCATGGTGGAGCCAGACGGATCGGCTGTCGGAATGATATTCACCGCGGCAAAGTCCGCGGCTCGGTCAAACGGACCCCCTTCGACGGGGTATTCGTAAGTACCCTTCAGTTCGTTGGCGATGATATCCTTCGCCATACGAAGTTCGGAGTCCATCGAAATGTAATTGCGGACACCAACAGCAGAGATGACTCGCGTATTGCGCTCGATGATCGCCAGCGTCGTGCCAACCGGAGCATTACCGCCGCCGGCATCACCAATCTTCATGTCCGAGAGAGAGCCGACGCGACGGCCCTCTTCCACCAACACACCCAGCAATTGCGCCAGAACAGCACTTGGCTCTTTGGTCGGAACCCACTCAATAGACTTGCTGAGCATGCCCGGGGGTAAATCGATATCGCGAAGCTCGCCCGGCCGCAGCGGGCCGTCATCGCCCTTAATGCGAAGGTTGCGAGACTTGAAGCCAGATGGAATGTTGTTCATCGTGCCGGCGTCAACCAGCTGACGCAACAGCGATGTCGCGGCGTCGGAGACGCCACCAAGAATGTGGATCAGGCCAGTGCCATACGGGCCAAAGCCCGGGGCAAACTTATACTGCGAGAAATACGTGCGGCGCTTATTGAACGGATTATCTTCATCGTAGTTGCGGTAGATCGATAGAATCTTCTCGCTCTCGCGCTCTATGGTGACGATATACGGCAGCTTAATGCCGGTTTCCTCGCCATCATCATTGACGTGCTCATAGCCCGGCAAATCGACATCGACATACATTTCAAGCAGGTCTGTCGTTTCGTTTAGCTCGTATGGCTTCGTTTGACCTTGCAGGTCATCCGTCGCCTCTTGCGTTGTCGAAGGCGTTGAAGTGACATCCGACAGTTCAATGTCGCGGTAAAAGCCGATGTTGATAAGCTTGCGGATATCGTTACGATTCGTATCCGCCATGATGTGCGTATAGCGCGATGAAGTCTGTAGGTTAGAACTTCCATAAGACATCACAAGATTGTCCGCTGGGACCATCTTCTTGACCATACGGCGCAAAATCTTGTCGTGATAACACTTTCTGAAGCAAGAACCAGCCAAGGCTTGGCGCCAGAGGGTGAGCTCGAGCTCATCCCGGTTCTCCGGCATCTTGACTGTCAGCTGATAGTTCAGTTCGTCTTTGACGCGCTTGCCAAGCTTCCGCGTGGCAGGATCATCTGCGCCGGCAATCTTGTATTGCGCCGGCCCTTGAGGCGGGAAAAGCTCGATTGCAGCTTCGGACACGTACCGGATGAGGGCTTCAGCCAGCAATGGGTGGAAGACGCCGCAGGCGTCCTTCCAGGGAAGCGTGCGTTCCTCGATCTTCAAGCCAATAAGATCGAGCCCCTTCTCGTAAGTGTCAAACCAGTCTTTGCGGGCGAGAAGGTCTGCCTCGAAATCATTAATCAGCTGATTGGCCAGAATGGCCAAGTCCTGATCATCGATCCTTTCAGCGAGATTTTCGTTCCAGTCCTGGTCCTCGCTCTCGAACTCCTCTTCTTCCTCAGGGTCTATTTGGACGGCCTTACCGTCCACAATGACAAAAGCTGGGCCATCGTCCTCAACGTCGATTTCGACTTCCACATCCGGATCGTCTTCGTTCCCAGACATGAAAGTGTCGCCGGCTCCGCGATCAGTGCGTTGGTATTGCGCCATCAGTAAATTCGCCCTCGGGGCCGCACTGGCCCCATGTTGTCATCGTCTTCAAACAGCTGGTTCGTGTCGAAGTTAGACCCAATAAAAGACCGATCCCGGAGGTGTTGGATGGCTTGCGTCACAGTATCCGCCAAGTCATCGCTCTCCCCCCGCGGAAGATCGGCGCATTCTTCAATTGTCACATCATTTAGGGGGCAATTTGTATTGTACCATACCGCCCCTGATCTAAAGATATCAGAGACGTTTACTGCCCGGGCCACTTTGTCGTTCGAGATACCACCGGCCTTACGGGCCGGCACGAAAGCCTCGACTGGGAATCCGGCGTAGATGAGCTCATCGATAAGCGATATGCCGCTACCGCGGCCTTCGACCAAGATCAGGTCAACAAAATCACCGCTACCGTAGTCTTCCTTCACCTGATGCTTCAGAGCCGGGAACTCTAGGCGATCCCGGTAGGAGTCGATCAACATGACGGCTGCCTTGTTTCTGCCGTCCTGGTCCGGATGCCAGAAGACTCCCCAGCGCGTGCGCGCTGAGAAGTTGTTGGCCGTCTTCGAGGTGAAGGCGGTATCCCAACTATCGATCACGTAGCTGAACCCTGGCAGCTTAGAGCTCTGCCAGGGACGCCAATCCTCTTTCTTGATAATGGCCCCGCCCTCAGTGGTCGGGTCCTGCTGATACTGAGCATTCCAGCGAGCCGGAGGAATTTCCGCCTTGACCTTAAGGAGCTCCTCGAGCGACCAGAACTCTGGCCACAAAGGATTTCCTGTTTCCGGGAAAATGGCTGGGAATCTGAATTCCTTCCAATCATCGATAGTGTCGTTATCGATAGCCTTGGCTAGGATTTGACCTGAGAGGTCGCGCTTTGACCAGCGCGTTGCCGTGACCACGATAGCCCCGCCCGGCTGAAGGCGCTGACGCGCCAAGCCGTACCACTCAAAGCTGTCATCAAAAATCTTGGGGTTGTACTGCCCTAGCAGGGCATCTGC